AAGAGAAAATAATTCAACAAATTGAGTTTTAGTTGTTGACAAGAATAGTATTACCGATAATAATTCACATTCCACAGAATGACGGGGGAGTAATTATGAAGGTGGAAACGCAAGGGTGGGGTAGCTCAATGGTGGCTACCAAATATATGTATCAAGAAATCAAAGAAGCGAAAGAATTGCTTGTTGACGAGCTTGTTAGTCTTGGGATGTTGGATGAGTCAGACGCAGAGAAGCAACTAAATTGCTTGATGAAAATGCTGGCATATTTCCATAAATCACATACAGGTGAAGAGATAGGGGAGGAAGCACCATGAGCAGATTGGAATATTACGTTGAAACAAATATAAGTGATTACGTCATTGATTCATGCGGATACGCAAACATCAAGAACAAAAATGTTGAGGAAGAACTACATATCCTGAGCCAGGATGATGATAACTTCTTGGATGAGGTGATGAATCATCACATCAAGAGTAGCGAGGAGGCTCAGATACTGTTGACTAAAGCAGTGCATGGCGATTTGGCGGCTGGAATTAAATACTTTGGCATGATTAAAAAAGCAATGAAGTCATACTTAGCTTACGAGCTTGACAATATGTCTTGCGAGGGTCTTTTAGAAAAGTGGCAGGATGACTACGCCAAAGAATACGCCGAGGAGCAGAGGATGTCGGAGATGACTTATGGCTAAGAGAGGCCACAGAGATTTGTATCCAAAGATTATTTCTATGGCAAAGAAAGGCATGAAAGGCACTGACATAGCCGCTGAATTAGGTCTAAGCCCTAACAGTATTAGAACTATATTGTTTAACAATGGAGTCAAGTTAAAGACCCCAAGGGGAAGGCCAATGGTGGACAACCCTGTCAGAAATAGATTCAAGGTTCCCAAGATTCATGAGGGGCCAGAGAGAGTATTACCAGACCCATTTAGGAGGAGATATGAAAACTAGCGAATCACTAAAACACTTTGCACCAGCATTTAGAAAGGCGCAGAGTGAAATGGAAGCCGTTAAGAAAGACCAATCCAACCCATTCTTTAAGTCAAAGTACGCGAACATTGAGTCAATAATTGACTGTGTTACGCCAATCTTGGGTAAGAACTTCCTGTCCTTTTCACAGCATCCTGTGTCTACCGAAAGGGGGGTGGGCGTTACCACCATCCTAATGCACGACTCAGGTGAGTGGATACAAGAGTCCTACACTTTACCCATAGCCAGCCCTAAGCCCCAGGAAGGTGCTGCTGCGATTACCTACGCCAGAAGGTATGGTCTTCAATCAATATGTGGATTGAGAGCCTATGATGATGACGATGGCGAGAAGGCAATGGGTCGATGATTTATTTTAAAGAAATTACAACCTGCCGCCAATGTGGAGGCGAATGTCGTGCGGTTCCAGAACTATTAAACTACACCGGAACAAACCGAGCTTATGGAGGGGTAGGAATTTGCACTGGCGAATATGTCTCTAACTGTTGTTTAGAGGCGGTACGACAGAGCAAACGAATTTCACTGAGGGGGCGAGTCAATGAGACTAATAGATTGCGAACAAGGTAGTGAGGAGTGGTTAAAGGCTAGGCTGGGAGTACCGTCTGCCTCTAACTTCTCCAAGGTTCTTACAATAAAAGGAACAGCGTCAACCCAAGCTAAGGCTTATGTTGATGCGCTAGTAGCAGAGGCCATTACGGGTGAATCCACCTATGTAAAGGTAACTGACGCCATGCAACGTGGCACTGAGCTGGAACCCTACGCTAGAGATAGATACATACTAGAGACTGGGAACCAAGTTCAGGAAGTAGGCTTTTGTCTTCACAATGATTATCAAGCTGGCGCAAGCCCAGATGGTTTGATTGGTGACGATGGAGGTTTAGAAATCAAGTCACCCTTGGGAGGTACTATGGTATCTTATCTAAGAGGTGGCAGGTTGCCCAGTAAATACTTTCAGCAGGTACAAGGCTGTATGTATATCACTGGTAGGAAGTGGTGGGACTTCATGGCATACCATCCAGACATGAAGCCCCTGATAGTTAGAGTTGATAGAGATGAGCATTTCATATCTTGTCTTGATGAAACTCTAAGAAAGGTAGTGGATGAAATTGAAAGACTAGTTAATAAATATTCGGAGGAATAATGGAATACGATAACACTAACAGGGGTGCAGTTTGGAAGAACGAAACTGATAACCCTAAAGCACCAACACTGAAGGGTGAGTGCAACATAGAGGGGACTGACTATCTAGTGAGTGCCTGGAAGAACGACACTTCAGGCAATCCTAAAAGGCCAGTGCTTAGTTTCTCTTTTGAGAAAAAACAAGCTAAGGCCAAAGCCCCTGAACCAACTGCCAGCTTTGAGGATGTTCCGTGGTAGACCATTTTGGGAATGTGTTAAGGAGGCTCCATGAATCTTCTGGAGTCTCACAATACAAAATTGCTAAAGACATTGGGATGGCCTCATCTAACTACAACGCTATGTTGAATAGGAAAGATATGAAGTGTTCCACGTTCTTTACTGTTTGTGATGCGATGGGCTTTAAACCGGAGGATGTATGCCAGTATCTGCGGTAGCTAATGATGTTTCAGATTTGAAGAAAATCTTTAAGGACATTGACAAGCTAATTAAGAAGACTGGTTTTGCTAACATAGCCTACTCTGATGGGGGGATGAAGGTGGAGGACTTCACCCTCTCCTCCCTGTCTCAGAAAGCCCTTAAAGCGATTTGGACAAGAGAGGCTGCAAAGCATAACTGGAAGACAGAAGACGTTGATGAAGCCATGTACGAAGGCATGAATCGGTGGCTTAAAACTAAGTGTTACAGCGACACTAAGGAGAAGTTTCTTCTAAGGTTTATTAAGAACCCAGAGGGAGGCGAGAAGGCAGAGGTTACAAGTTCTTCTAACTGGACTGTAGGGGAGATGACATTCTTTTTAGATTGGATGCAAAACTTCTGCGCCAAAGACGGGTTAATCTTAGAGGCCAAAGGGGAATACCTTGAAAACACGAAAGCTCAAAATAGTTAATAAAGAAAAGGTAAAAGAAGCGTTAGCTGAGGAACTAACACCGAATGAGAAGAAACTTCTTAACGAGAGTAGGAGAGCGTTCACTGATAAAGAAATATCATACATAGAAAAGAACAAGCCATATTTATTGGCGTGTAATCAAAAAGAAGACATAAGGGATATTACTAATAGTGGATTCTCCATAATGTCTAAGGAGTTCAGCATTGAACTTCTGTCAAGAAGGTTTGCGTTTTATGAAGAGACATTCATAGGAAAAAAACTTGATACCGCACACGATTTAAGAATGAGGTCGTTGAGAGCAAGGGACTGCTTAATGAATGGCCTTTACTTCGACACATTGAAACCAGTTAAGGAATAACTATGGGCGATAAATGGGATAACGTATCTGTCAGGGCCGCTCCAGACCCGCAACTATTAGAGTATTGCGAGACAGAGAAGCAGAGAGAATACCTTACTGCTTGGATAGAGTTTGGAACTTCTGCTGCTGCTGCTAAAGAGCTTGGATGTAGTGAATTCAACATCAGGTCATCTAAGAGAACTGTCGAAATAAATGCGGCCAAGAAAGGCTGGCAGAAGTCAGACAAACATGTACCAGACGGGTATAAAGTAAAGGGGAAATCAACGCTCCTTGATTCTGATGGCAATACTAAAATCCAGTGGGTCAAGACTGAGGTAGATAAAGAAAGACAAGAAGAAATAATGAGGGAGCTATGTGAAAACCTCACTCAGAATATAAAACCTTGGCCTGTAATCAAGGCTCCTAAGAAAGTTGATAAAGACTTATGCTCAGTGTACACAATCACTGACTATCACATAGGTGCATACTCCTGGAATGAGGAGACTGGTGCTGATTGGGATATTAAGATTGCAGAGGATACTTTATACAAAGCATTCGGGGATATGATTAACGGAACCCCAGACTCTGAACAGGCAGTATTCGTTCAAATGGGGGACTTCCTACATTGGGACGGTCTGACCTCCGTAACCCCACTAAACAAGCACGTTCTTGATTCAGATGGTAGATACCCTAAACTAGTCCAAGTCGCCGTAGAAACCTGTGTACGGGCGGTAGAAATGCTATTGCACAAGCATAAGCACGTTCATGTAGTAATGTGCGAGGGTAATCACGACTTAACTGGGTCTGTCTGGTTGCAGGCCATAATGAAGATGGCATTTAAGAAGAACAAGAGAGTCACCGTGGATGATAGTGTGTTCCCATACTACTCATTTGCTTGGGGTAATGTCTTTCTAGGATGGCATCATGGACACCTAACTAAGATTAGGGGATTGGCTGGCAAGTTCTTCTCTGAGCCAAGGTTCCGTAGTCAGATGGCAAACACTGAATACATATACATTAGTACAGGACACTACCATACCAAAGAAGTAGTAGAGGTATCCGGTGCGGTGATAGAGAGACATCCTACATTAAACGCTAGAGATGCCTATGGCGCTAGGGGATTTGAACATTCCCAACGGGGCGCATTAGCAATCACTTATGACAAAAGTAAAGGCGAAATTAGTAGAGTAACGGTAACACCATGAGACAACTGAGCGAACTTAACATTATTGAAAACTGCCAACAGTGCATCTATCACAAAAAAGATGACATCAACCCTTCTCGTACTTACTGTGAGAAGCTGGCAGAAAGATATGGGAGGCCAGTAGAGATATGTGTAAACAAACACTTTCCAATCGTATGCCCTTTGTCGAAGG